TATATTTGTTTTAATGCAAATTTTATAATATCTTTCTGGTTCTAATCCATTCATATAAACATCAAAATAATTTCCTTGACTATCAGAACTTAACTGTGTATAATTAGTGTCGTAAGATATAACAAGTTCGTTGGTCTCCAAATCTTTTATAGCATAATATGAAGCTGTTGGTAAATAGTTAGTTCCTGTAAATTGAGATGCTGTTGAAAATGTTCTAATTGGGTATTTAGCTGCTACATTAAATCTAAATCTGTTTATACTTTGTGGGGTAAAATACCCAGGATTTTCTGCCAATGATGATACTAAATTAGTAGTATCTACTATACTAGATGTATTTGATCCAGTTAATATACTTTGATAATCTTTCCATTTAAATTCTAGCTGTGGTGGGTATATTGTATTTGTATCAACACTATAAAATTGCATTACAGGTTGGATTTGAACATTTTGATTAAATTCTGCTGTATTTTCCCATTTAGTAATAAAACCATAGTTTGGTAAAGATGCAGAAGAGGGTACTCCTAAAGAACTACTATACCATAAATCTACTATTGTTTTAACACTAACATTTAAATCTTTTTCACTTCTAGTATCAAATGATTGAGTAATTTCATATTGAGTGCCATCTGAACCACTATAAAACCAGGAACCACCACCAGCACCTGCAAAATTAGTATTATATGAACTTGTAACATAGTGGTTTGTGTTATCAGTACCACTTTGAGACCATGCTATGTTTGAATCTTGAAATGCAGGTGAAAGCCAACTACAACCATTAGTAGTTATAGGTACATCTAAATATGTACCCGTTCCATTCCACCAATATTGGGCTACAGGGTGTACAAATGCTTCTACAGCTTCAACTATACCTTGAGCTGTTGCTATATATTGCCTAAAATTAACATCCCATTCAGCTCCTTTAATTTTATTATTAATAACATCTTCTATATCAGCTTGAACAAATTCTGTTAATATTCTAGCTACTTGAGGGTTAGAATCTACTGCTATATTTAAATTAGATATTTGATTAACAGGGTCTATACCTGTATTCATATTAGGATAAAATGAATATAATGTAGCGTCTTTATGGGGGAATATTTTATATACTGCCATTTTTATTTATTTATCAAGGAATTTTTATTTCTTTTTTTAATTTAAATATTGTTTCTCCAGGGGAAGTAGGTAATGTATCTGTTTGTGTTCTTTGAGGTGATCCTGATGATATAGGAAAAGGAAGACCATCAAATTGATCTCCATAGGTTTTACTTGGGGAATATTTTTGAACTAAATTATTAACAATCTTTCCATCTTTATTTTTTAAAGGGCCACCTGGGGATTCTCCATATTTATTTCCAGATCTATTATTTGTATAAGTTCCATTAGGAATATTAACTGCGTTTGTTCTATTAGGCCCTCCTAAATCTGCTGGGAGTGGGTTTTCTATATCTAGTTTTGTTTTTTCAAAAATATTATTTTTTATTACTGTATCCCCCTCTATTCCAAAAGCACTATTAGGGCTTGCAGCTTCATGAAAATTATCTAAATATTTATTATCAGGAGTATAAGTATGAGAATATCCAGATCTAGGATCATTTATAGGACCACCTGCAGGATTAGGATTAGTTAAATCATAACTAGTTTTATCCGCTGATCTAAATTCATTTCCATCTTTTACAAATGGGCTTATATATCTGTTATCTGCCATAATTTATTTTTATAAGGGTACAACTCTTCCTTGAACATCTTGGTTTGGATATCTTAATTCAAATATACTAGGATCTAAACTAGGATAAATTACATCATTTAATGTAGCTCCTTCTATATCATAAGCATATTCTGAATATCCTGATGCTGTTCCTGCTCTATTAGTAAATTTTATGTTTTTTACTGTTTGTACTCCTTGTATTTGATCTAGTCTAACATATAAACTATTTACCATTATAGGTTGGTTTATCTGCCATTTATCTCTATCAAAATAACTTTTTATAGATTCGATACAAGATAATATTACTTGGCTATTTATAAAATTAGGTAATACTACTATTTCAAAATTAATTAAAAAATTAATATAAAAAGCACTCTTTAATTCTATACTATCACCTATCATTTTATATTGAGATAAATAGGTTCTTAAATTATTCATTAAAGTACTTGAAGGAGGAATATATTTACTATTAATGTCTTGGGATAAAAGATACATGCTTAAGGTTTTAGCAGAAGTTGTTTGATTATCTAATGTTGGCTTTTCCATGTATATTTTACAAATTTTACCATAATCTGCAGGCATACTTAAGGCTCTTACCATATAATCATCTAATGTAACTGTTCTTTGTTGTGCAGATATAGATCCTATAGTGTTTTGTCTTATTATTTCATCTGTATCTCCTGCTTTTCCTCCATCTGCAGCTTGAGGATTATCAATTGCTAAAGTTTCAAAAATATATTGAGAAGTTATAGCATTAAGATCATTAGATTGAAATGTTGTATTTATACTATCAATTTCAGTTATTGTACTTGCAGCTACATTTGATCCAACTCCACCACCCGTTAAATATCTTACGGTTAAAGTAGTACTTGAAGGTGCTATACCATAAGTATTGGTAAATAAAAAGTTTGTAGGTGAGTATGCTGTTGTAAGTTTATCTTGTTTAAAAGGTAAACCTATACCTACATTGTCTGGGTTTGGTGTAATTTCTTCATCTGTATCATTAGGGTTTCCTGCCCCAAATTGTATTTGTAAATTGTTTTCTGATGTAAATCTTGTAGCAAAACGTCTTTGTACTTTTTTTAATTGTAATAAATAAGGTACTTCACCTACATCCGCTACATTATTAGGATCATTTGGATTAGTATTTTTTATACTGTTATAAACCATTTCTTGAGCTAAATAATCTACTTCATTCCAAATATTACCATCTGAATCTGTAATATCTAATATTTTTATTATATTATTTCCTTCAATTTCAATTGTTTGAAAGGGTTCAGGAGTAGTAAATGTAAAATTTGTAGAATTTATTTCTGCAGATATTGCTTTTCTTGATTTTTTTAATAAATAGTATTGAGGTTCATCTCCCGAAACTTGATATACTGAAATTTCTGTAGGGTCTGAAGAACTTGAAACTGAAAAATCACATTTATCTTGAATTAAAAAACTAACGTTATTGTTAGATATAGTTGTTACCTTTGTATTATCTCCTACACTTAAAGCATAATCAAAATTTGGAAGAATTTGAGCTCCTACATTTTTAGCAGGTACTTGTTGGTATAAATCTATTGTAACTATAGCAGCGCTAGTTGCCTTAGGTTTATACCCAAACATATAAGCTAACTCATATAAATTGTTTGTTTGATTTGCAAATTGAGTGAAAGTTTCTTGTAATTGATTATCTAAATAAAATGACATTACATCACCTACATAAGCTGCTTGTTCCATAAACATCATCCCAGGTGATGCAGGAGAAAAGTCATTATAAGTATTAGGGAAATAAGTTTGTGAAAACTCAATTAACTTAGTTCTAATTTCAGAAAAATCTCTGTCTAAATATTGTATGTCTCTATTTACTGCCATTATTCAAAATCTATTTCTAATGTATCATTAATTCCTCTATTTGCAACGCCATAGGATAAAGATACGTTTATCATATTATTATCGGATTGTCTGCTAACCTTTAAATCATTTACAATAATATCAGGAAAAAAATTATTAATAGAATCCTGTATATTTTCTTTTAAAAAATCTAAATTATCATCTGTAATTTGTTCAAATATAAATGATCTTAATCCTCCACCAAACGTTGGATTTAAAGGACGTTCACCAGGGTTAGTTAAAAAAAAGTTTATTAAATTATTTTTTATTGATTTTGCTGTAGTATAATTTTGATTAAATACCGCAGGTGCTGAGAAGGGGATGTCTACTCCTACAGCTGCACTTTTGTCAAAGTCTATTGGTGATATTTGTCTTGCTCCAAATGCCATTATCTAGTCATTAATCCCATTATTTGATCCATATTAACTTCTCCTCCTGGTAATGCTCCGTTTGCTGAAGTAGTATCTCCAGTTCCTTGAGGGTTAAATGGTCTATTACCAAATCCTTGAGCATCTCCACTTTTCATATTTAATCCAGTTTCACCTATAATATCTAAATAAGATTGTCTTTGTTCAGTTAAAGATTTTTTAGGTGTTTGTGTAACAGGTGCAGGTGTAGTTGATGTAATACTTTCTTGTATTGGTTGTGTAACTACAGCTTTAGGTGCTTTAACTGCTTCTAGTAAAACTTCCTTTAGCTCCTCTTGTATAGCCTCTCTAACGGCTTCTTTGATTATTTTTTTAAGTGCTTCGGTTTTCATGTTTGTGTTTGTTATAAATATTAAATTAATTAAGGGTTTATTATAGTTTCGTTAGAAGCTCCAGATTTTAAATTATTTTGTTCAATAAAAAATGTTAATTGGTCTATTAATATTTGATCATTAGATGAAAATGAAGGTTCTCCTCGCAACATAATTACCCCATCAGCATTTTTAGCAATAGCTTGTCTTTTAGATAAGCCGTTATTTTCTGACCCTAAGACTGTGTTTACTTCTATTTCAAATCCTTTATAATTGTTTATTTTAGGTGATCCTTGATCAGATTGTTGTAATGTAGATAACTGTTGAACTAAAGATATTCTATTTTGAACTAATTCAACATTACCCATTTTTGAAGCACATTGTTGTACTAACTGATCTAAAAGAGATAAATAATTTAAAATTGTTTGAATCACTGAAGTTATTATAGTTAATACCATTAAAGTTGAACCTGATAGAAATGATAAAGTACCTAAAGTATCTGAGATTATTTTTTGAGTAGATTTATTAAGTCCTGGTAGAGGGGTAGACATGAATTTTGTAACATCTGGGGCAAAGGGGACAGATGGGAATGCAAGAACTACAGCACTAAGGGCAGCAAAAACACCATCTGCTATAGATATAGCAATATTTACATCTTCAACTGTTCCCTTTATTTTATCTAATTTATCATAATTATTTTGTAAATCTTTTGCTAATTTACCTAATCTTTCAACAACTATTTCTAATTCATTTAAATTAGCAGGACAAGAAAATGTTGCATTAGCTATTCCTTTTAATAAAAGATCTTCTATATTTGTAATTCCAAAACTTTTAAACAAAGACATAATAGCCGGTATAAGAGTTATTTTTAAGTTTTTAAGCATGTCCTGTAGTAGAGTATCTATCATTGCTGTTGATGGAGCTTCCAGTTGTTTTGCAACAGTTACAATTTTAACTTGTGAATCCTCTAAAGGTGCTTGTTTTATTGTTTCTTTTTTAGATGGTTCAGTTGGTTCTAAATTAATTTTTTGATAAGGTAAAATATTATTATCACCATCTAAAGGAATAATTGTTTTTGTTATGTAGTTTTCTTTAGAAAAAGTAATATTAAATGTGTTTGGTTTAGATTTGTATTTGTAAAATGGGATACTTATAGTTTCATCTGTAAATATTAAATTTTCATTTTCTAGGACTTGATTTTCATTTGCTGCGTCTTTTAAAGATATACCTCTTCCATCTAATATAGGATTTGCTTTATAAATTTGCATTGTTCTTTCAGGGTAAAATGGTATATCCTTACCATCTAATCCTTTTTGTGGGTATTTTAATGCTATTTTAGATAAAGTATCTCCTGATTTAACTTTATATTTAATAGTTTCAAATATTTCTCCAGGATTAGGAGCACTAGCTATATATTGACCAAATAGATTAAAAAGTCCATTTTCGTCAGAATAACAACTAGATCCTGGTAGACCTTGTGTATTTAAATCATCTTCTATGTATGTCTCTTTTAACCCTTTTCCAGTACTATTAGATTGAATTTTTCCTTTAAAAATATAAGGGTAAATATTATTTGGAGGTGTTTCTGGGTTTTTTCCTTCTACAATAAAAAACTTAACAGTTCCTGAGTATTTTCCAGATAGATATTCATCTAGTTGACTTTCTAATGTAATAATTATATCATCAGCTAAGGATCTAAAATTCATGTCTTCAGATAAAAGTATAACATCTTCAAATTCAAAGGGTTTAATTATATTATCTGTATTTTTTGATAACATACAATCTGTTAACCCAATGTTATAAGAATTATAATCAATAGAACCTAAAGCTATTATTCCTTTATCATCATTATCTGCGAATCTTATATACCCATTAGCTCCTTGACCATTAGCAGGGTTTGTAGATCTTAAAATATAAATAGGATATGTTACTAAAGGAGTTGTTGGTGGTTTTTCTTTTTTTAGTTGGTCAGCTGGGTAATCACTTTGTCTAAAAAATTGAAATAAATAGTTTTTGATAATAGATGGATATTGGTCATATATCCACCCAAAATATATTCTATCATTACGAGTTTTAAAATCTTCTTCTAGTAAATTAGGATTATTACCTAATTTAATTTCTATTTGAAAGTATAATGATTGTAGCTCTCCACCATCAGTGTCCTTACCTTGATTAATATATTGTTTAGTTTTTTTAAAATCAATTCCTCCTGCATCTGTCCCTACTATAGGCCCTGATATAAAATCAGAAACCATTACCTCATAAACAAGAGAAAATACTTCTAAATAAAAGGAGTCAGATTTAGTTCTAGTTTCAAAAGTACTCATTATACAGTTTTAACGGTTCTAGATAACATACTATCTAAATCCTCTTTTATTAATTCTAAACTAGTTTGTACATTTGCTACTATTTGGTTTTTTGGGACATCTAAAGAAGGTACTCCACCAGGCCAAACTTGAGAAGTCTTTAATATTTCAGTTAGTTGAACTAAAACTTTTAATATTTGATCCATCTGGAATACCAGAGTATCTCCTTTAACTAAATATTCTGATGCTTCTTTACTACCTAATTTTATACTATTAGCATCTACAATAAAATTATTTGTATTTAAATTTATTGAATTGTTAGTTGATAGACTTATTGAATTTTGAGCACTTAGTAAAATTGAGTCAGATTTAGCATTTATTATTACTCTGTCTGAAGAAATGATAGCTTGTGGTGATAAATATGATTTAACATCTTCAGGGGGAGTTTCGTATGAAATATAATTTTCACAAGATAAAGATATTGGTATTTGTTGTGTTGATGTTAAGTATAAAGAAGTTAAATCTTTATTTATATCTTCAGATATTGGAACCCATCCTTTAGGAGATGAATCTGTTGGTTGTCCATTTCTTAATATTGTAATAGGGTCTCCATTTTTTCCAGAATCAGACCAATTATTTAAGTTCATAGATCTAGCAGTACTACCAAACCTTATACTATTTCCCCATCTTCCTTGATTTATTACATCTCCTGCAAAGGGTAATATTGGGTGGATGTTTGACCTCTCTATAAAAGTTGCTTGTGATGGATTTACAGGGCTATTTAGTTCAATGTCTGTGGATGTATCTGTTACTCTTCTAACAGCTCCTCCTGTTGTTTGAGTATAATCTCTTTGTTGTGAAGGTTCTAAAGTATTAGTTGTTATAGGATTAGGATAGGCATTATGGTGTGGATGGTTCCATAAACTAACCATATTTAAATAATAATAAGATTCTTCAGATGTATTTTTTCCTATATTTGTATTAGGTAATTTAAATAGTAAAACCATTTCATTTACTAATGGAAAGGATGACATTTGAGGGAACATAGGTTTTGCTACACCACTTTTATTACCCACAAAATTATTTAATTCGTAAAATATAGTTCCAATTCCATTTAACCCTCCATAACTTTCAATATCGGGGTATTGGTCATTTAAAATAATATCCGTGACTCTACCTATTTGTGTGCCACCTTTAATTTTAGACATTATTTGAGATAATTGTTCTACACCAGAATTATTTCCAGGTGGTACTTCAACATTAGAAGATATTCCTACATTATATCCCATTTATTCTTCTTTTTTTGGTGGTAATTGGAGGTTATTTATTTCATTAAGTAATTGTTCTTTTTCTGCTTCTGAAATACCAAAACCATTCTCTTCTGTTCCTTCATTTGCGAATATACGTTGAAATATTGTAGCTACTTTAATAAGTGCTTCATCATTTTTAATACCCAGTTCCATGTATTCTTTAATAAGTGGTACAATCATTGTGGCATCCCCTATATCACTGATTAGTGGTTTTAATTCATTGATTAATGCACTAATTTGTGTTTCTTTTTTCTTTTGGTTATCGTAAATTTCTTTAAGTAAATCTGAGTATGATTTTTTACCGAATATATTTTTATCTAAGTGGCTCATAGTTATACGTTTGGTTCATGTATAAATATGATTAATTAAGATTTTTTGAAGTCTATATAACCGGTTTCTAAATAAAAAACATAACTACCTTTAAATAAACCATATAATTTAGTAGCTATTTTAGTTATTTTAGGGGTTTTTACTTCTAAACCATGGCTAGCCATTATTTCTCTAATATAGATGTATAATGCTTTTTTATTAAATATTTCTAAATTTTCTCTTTTTCTAAATAATTCTAATATAGCATCTGCTACTTTAGCATCATTACCTTTAGGGAAAAAAGTATCAAATCTATCTTCTACATGCTTAACGTAGGCATCTATAAAAATAGATAATCTATCTTTTTCTTTTTCTTCACCCATTTGATATGAGTAATTGTCATCTTTAAATAATTCGTCTACTGGGGCTTTTAAAACACGTTTTTTGTAATTTTTCGTATTATATACTATTAACCAATTTTTAGTTATAGTACCAAAATAAGAATATGCTTTAGCTCCATTATCTGGGTTAAATAAATGTAATTTAGAAAGTAAAAAAGTTATTACTTCATGTTGTAGATGTTCTATTTGATCTACTTCTGTGTAGTAAAATTTAAAAGTATGAATTATGTTTTCTGTTAATTTAAAAAAAGCATAATGTATTTCATCTCTGTAGATATTACTTCTAACTTCTGAATCTGGTTCATTATTATATCTGACAATAGCTTGTTCAGTATCTTTGGTAAAATAGTTTTTACTCTTAGGTCGTCTCTTTTTAGCCACGGTAATCATTTTATTTCTTTTAACTTAAAATCATTCAAGATATCTTGAATTTGTTGGACTGATTTAAAAAATTGCCCAACTTCATCATCAGAAGAAAATGTTCCTTTTTGGTCTATTTCTTTTAACTTCTTGTCTGAAGCCTCTATTGTTTTAGATAACCTATCTAAATAATTAAGGTATTCTGCTAGTATGTCTTCTTGCTTTTCGTTTTTACGTAGTAAATTAAAAGTAGTAAATCCTAAGATTACTACTAGTACTGATAAAACGGATATGGAAACTATTTCAATCATAAACTGTTTAACATATTTTTTAAGCCTTCACTTTTTATTGAGCCAAGTGCTTTGGTTTTTACATCCAATTTTTTAGCCTTAGGTTTATCTAAAACTTCTTCATTGAATTTTGATAGCCATACGTGTTCGAATTCGATTCTTGCTGCCATTAAGTCTGCCTGATGAATTATAAATATCATGGAAGTTCGAGGTTTTTGCTCTGGCATATAATTCTTTAAATAAGGCTCATTTGCTTGGTCATATAATCCGTCATGTAGTTTAATACACATCCATTCATTTTCGGTAAGCTTGATATCATGGTCAACTAGTAATTTAATAGATCTGTCTGGGACTGACATATAAGCTAGTTTCTTGTTGTATTGATACATTTCACCTAGGTTCTTTTTTCTCCAATCATCTTGAGATGGTAAATAAGCCATTTCTTCACCATTACCCATTTTACCTAAATCATGGTTTATAGCTGAAAATACAAGTTCTTCAATGGTGTAGTTTTGTTCCGTACCAAATTCAACCCATGTTTTATTTATTGCTAAAGCACCTTCTATAACTCTATTGACATGGTCAATATAACCACCTGGAAATGCATTGTGGTAAGCTGTTTTATGTGATGCTGGCATTAATACAAGGTCATCTTCGAATTTCTTGTAAAATGCTAGTACTTTTTCTCTTCTAGGATCTGAGATGTAGGTGTTAATGTAACCTATAAATTTTTCCCAATTTGATTGGATTTGTTCTGCTGATAGACTCATTATGCTTCTCTTTCTACAATATCAACAATATCTTGAACTGTTTCTGTAACGGTTCTTTGAGCTTCATTTATCCCTTCTCTTGAACCTCCCCTATGAATCTGCATATCGAGTTTTTTTAATTGACCCTGGAGGGTAGATAATCTGTTTTGTAATAGTTTTTTATTTCTCATAACTTTAATTTTAATATACTATAATATACGAATGTAATCTGGGGTGTCCAAATTATTTTGAATATGACGTGTTATATCACTTTATCACCCATCATATCTTTTTTATCTAACGTTTTATAGATGCGTTTTTCCAAACCCCGTGATGGGAACATACAATATTAGGATTTCGACTCCAAACTATCTTTAAGATACTTTTGAATTTTTACAAAAAAAGCACATTTTTCATACTCTTCTCGCTCTTCAAAAAAGGAAATAGAAAGTTTTATAGCAGTATCTAAATGATCATCATGTTGAATTTGCAAGCTACCTTGCCATAATTCATCATCTATCAGACAATCTTTAATGTAACTCCATGCTCTGTGGTGGGCTATGTATTCTCCTACGTCTTCCATTCCTTCCATACCATAATCGTCTTCAGGAGTTTTAAACATATTGATAAGTTTCTTTTGGAATACGTGTTGGTTTAAGATGATTTTTTTAAACATTCCAACCTTATAAGTTGGTGTTTTTTCAAAATCAGCCATATTAATAGTAGAAGGTAGCGGATCAGTAGGTTTTTTATCACCACTATTAAATAAGTTAAATATAGAGTTTACATCCATTACGGTAATAAATATACTACCATTTAGACATAATCCAAATTTATTTTAACTTTTAACTTCTAAATTCTTTACTTAATTGGTCCAATATATGGGAATATTCTACTTTTTCAAGTTTGGTTAGCGAACTATACCATTTAGGGAAATCTCCCCCACGAATATTCAACAACTCTTCTCGTAAATCTCTCATCATTATT